GACTCGGATGCCGAACAGTTGCGTCTCGAGCGTTACGTACTCGCCTGGTTGTGGCTCGCCATCCGGCACCTTGGCATCCAGTTTGACGGCCAGCCATTCGACGGTGGCCGAGTGCATCCGAATGTCGGCAACTCGCGGACGGTCGTCCACCCGCAGTGTTCGATACATGGCCGCCACGTCTTCCCAGACCGTCATCGGCGCAAAGCCTCCCCGGTGGCGATGAGGGTGAACTTCACGCGGTCGCGGACGGGCTCACCATCTTCGTCGAGTACCGGGCCGCCGGCGTCGATGACCGGCCAGCCGTAGTGCGGATTGGGCTCCCGACGGAGCTCGGGCACTCCCACCGGATCCCCGCCATGGCGATGGACGAAGTCGACCCAGTCCTCGCCGGCTAGACGACTCTCAACCGCGGCGAGCGCGGGAGCGTCGTCGGCGAGGTCGTCAGACACCGAACGCATCGCCATGATGCGCTCCGGCGCTCGCACCTTCGGGTCATCCATTTCGCCCCCTACAGCCAGCGCATATTGAAGTTCGCACCCATGTCCTGGTCGACGACGAAGTAGCGGCCGGCGTCCATCCCGTCGTCGTCCTTCTTCACCGGCTGCTCCTTGCCCTTGTCCGCCCAGATATAGCCGCCCATCTCCTCCACCGTCGAGGCCGGCTTACCCGCGTCGACCTGCGCCTGATCCCGGTGGAGTACCGCGTCGCGGCACAGGTAAAGCCGCGGCTTGCCGTCGTCGAGCACCTTGAGCCGCGACTGCACGGCTTGGATACCTTCGGTGACGGTTTTCAGCGCGGCCTTGGTCGACATGCCGAGATGTTTTTCGAGGGTGGCCCGACCCTCCGCATCATGATCGCAGATGATCCGGCTCGGGCGCGGCTCCGTCCAGATCCGGCCCTGCCAGCACAGGCGCGGCTCGCCTTCGGGGTGCACGTAGTCGGGGTCTTCGACGGTGCACGCGGCGATGATGTCGGCGGCATGATCCTCGACGAGACGCTGCGTGCGGTAGATCTCCCGGTGTAGGTAGGCGCGACCATCTGGGTCGACTGCCCAGCACTGGAGCACGAACGGGTGGCTGAACCCGAAGTCGACCGACCAGAATCGCTCCCAGCCGGCCGGGATCTCGAACTGGTCGACGAGGTGGACGGCGGCATCGAAGCCCTCGTAGATCAGGCCCTCGGCCGCGGCCCAGTTGCCGAGGTACAACCGCTGTCGACGGACGCCGGTGAGTTTGGCCAGCACGCCGAGGATGTACGCCTCGCCGGCCTCGGTGAAGGTGCCGTCGGCGTTGACGTACAGCGGGTTGTCGGCGTGGCGGCTGTGCAGCATCAGCGTCTGGCCGGCTTCGCACCGGCGGTTGAGCCAGTGGTGCGGCGCGTTCGGGTTGCAGTCGGCGAGCAGCTGCTGGTACGGCATGACGCCGTTGCGCAGGCGCGATGTCGCCTTCTCCCAGTCGGTGAGTGTGACCTCGGTGGCCTCGCCGATGACAATCACGTCGTATTCACTCGACATGATCTTGTCGGGATTGTCGAGACCGCCGACGGTGATCGAACTGCCGTTCTGGAATCGGTACTGCGCAGCCTCCTCGCGCGAGCCGCCGTAGAACCAGACGAGCCCGGCGTCGAGTGCCTCGTTCGCGACCCGCGCCCGCCAGGTGACCAGGGTCGTCGAGCCGAGCGATACGCCAGTCTTGCGGAGGATCAGGCCACGCATGCCGGGATACTTCAACGCCTGGAGCAGCAGTTTCGTGAGAACTGCCAAGGTCTTCCCGCTGCCGGCCGGGCCACTCAGGAGGACTTCGCCGGCGCGCGACTCCATGACGGCCTTCGCGGCACCGCGCGGCTGATACCGATGCTCGACGAGCGACGCGGTCATCGCGGCACCGCGCGACTACGGATCGATGGCTGCGATCTCTTGCCGCTGTACGCGGCGCGGTTCGCTTACGGCGGCCACCCATCGCTGCCTGAACTCTTCGATGTCGCCGGCAGTCATCTTGCGCATGGTCGTAATGATGCCGCCCGGCACGGCGAACTCCGTCTCGTCCCGCCGGGCCTTCATCCGTCGCATGGTCACGCGAGCCCACAGGACGTTGGTGATACTGATCAGGATCGCGACGACGGCGACGGTCGAGGAGACGACGTCAGTCCCGCTCACGGGGACACGTCCGTCGGGTACACCACGACGGGCCGGGCGAACGGGGTGCGGATGATCGAGCCGTCGGCCACCGTCATCCCCGTCGCCTCGTCCGGGAACGCGGAACGCGTCGCCGACCACTCGTGGTCATCCATGAGCAGGGTCAGACGCCCCCGGTTCCACTCGGCGGCAGCGGCATCGCACATCGCCAGGTCTTCCAGCCTCGTCATGGCTGGCCCACGGCTCGCTGGTGGTCGACGGCACCGCGCAGCGCCAGCCAGTTGGTCTCGGTCTGCTCGTCCCGATAGGCGCCGGCGGCGTCGACGACCCGGGTGCTGGCCTCATGCACCGCCTGCAGCTTGACCAAATCCCACGGCACCGGCGGCGGCGAGCAGACGTTGAGCCGGCCCAGGATCGCGTGCCATCGACCGGTGCGGCGCAGGCAGTGGGAGCACAGGATGTCCGAGCGCCTCATCGGCTTAGCCCGACGATGGTCCGTGCATCCAGGCCGTCGGTCCATGTGGCGAGCCGGCTCCCGACCGCGCTCATGCCGGCGCCGCGTTCGACTCGTCGCCGACAACGCTGACCGTGATGCTCGGGGGCACGACGAGCACCTGGTGTCCGGGGAAGATCCGCTGCACGCCCGTGGAGATTCGGTCGGCTTCCCAATCCGAAAGCCGGCGATCGACCTCGACGAGGATCGAGTCGCCGGGCGCGAGCGTCATGCGCTTGACCTCGCCGATCGGCTCGTCATCGACGGAGATCTTCATACGCTAGCCGCCTCCGCTCGCTCGGGAATTGCGCCGCGAAGGGTGAAAACGGCGTGCGTCCACGGGCCGCCGTTGGCCACGTCGACCCACGTCTTCGACTCGGGGTCGAGGCGCATGTAGCGGATCCCCATCTTCGTCGCCATCAGCGGCGGCGCCTCGACGCCGAGGTGCTCGGTCGCCCGGTCGCGAATCGCCTCCCAAACGTCGAAGGCCAACGTCTCGACCTGCTCCCGGGTGAGGCGATCGTGAACGGTGAACGTCTGGCCACGCCGGCGGATGCTGCTCATGCGGTCAGTCCTCGCCCTTGAGCGGCGCCGGCTGTTGCCAGCGGTCGGCGACCCAGCGGGCCACACGCCAACGCTCGCCGTTGCATAGGTCGCTCATCGCGGTCTCGATCAGACCCATGGCCTTGAGCTCGGGCGTCTCCGTCGGCACGTACCAGGTGGTAGTCGACTCGGGCATGGGTTCGCTCATCGCGGGTACCCGGGGCGATCAGCGACCGCTTCGACGAACGGAAGCGACATCGGTCGGGCCCACGAATCCGCGAGGCGGATCAGCGCATCCGTCAGCTTGTCGACCCGGCTGCGCTCGGCGAGGTAGTCCTTGCGCAACGTCTGGACTTCGCTGACGCCGCCGAAGTGGGCGGCGAGGCTGTCGAGGAGTGCCCGCGCCGCGTCCTCGGGCAATCGGATCGTCGGCGGCACCTCGTAGCCGACCGACGGGTCGACCTCGGCCCACTGCCACATCGAACCCTCGGGCTGCATCACCCGCGCCCGGTTCTGGTCGATGGAGTCGACGACGTAGATCGAGACAGCCATGCGGGTGAAGTCGTCGCCGATGTGTATGCGGATCGTCATGTTCGATCACCAATCTGCGGCGGGCAACGCCAAGCGTGACCCCAATGCTTCACCGCGTAGAACTGCGTCAGACCGAGCGCCACGGATGCGAGGGTGGCCATCTCGGCGAGCCACTGCCACAGCGGATACGCCCGCAGCGGGACGCCGACGCCCCCCGCCGCAACCGCGGCCGCGGCGCCCGCCGAGAAGTCAACCCACCATGTATGGCGGAACGGGACCTTGTCGTCAGATGGCATCGACATCGACGCCCTCCAGGATGAACTTGACCGTGCCCGTGGTCTCCACCTTTGCCGGCGCGTCCGTGCCGTACGCCTTCGCCACCCGCTCCTGGATTCGCATCGCCATCCCGATCGCGGCCAGCTTCGGGCCGTCATCCATCAGGCGCTGGCCCGTCTCCGGGTCCACGATGATCGTGCCCCGCTGGACGCTGACCAGCGGATGCTCGGCGCGCATGATGCCGATCGTCTCGGCGTAGAGCACCGCGATCTGATCGGCTGCGGTCTGGCGAATGTCGTCGAGTACTACGGGCGGAATCGACTCCCGGACGGCGGCGAGAATCCGGCTCACCCGCGGTTGGCTGATGCCGAACATCCGGGCGATCTTGTCCTGGGTGATGCCGTCGAGATGCGCCTGCCAGACGTCGCCGTCGCGGCCTTCCAGTCGCCTGGTCATGTCTTTTGATTCACCACCCGCCACCATTGGTTTTCATTGCCATTATGGCCACGCTTCCCGCACATCACGACACTTCCCGGTTCGTGCGGTCGGGCGTCCGATCGACTGCCGGCCATTCGAAGTCGTCGACCGTGAGTCCCGGCCCGTCCTCGCACGGCTCCGTCTCGGCCAACTCACGACGGTCCACATGCCGTCCGATCGCCGACAGGTACGCGGTCCGCTGGTCCAGGGTGAGGCGTTCGGTGATGCGGACACCTGCGGTGGCGGCGGCGATGCGGGCGCAGACGGCGTCGAGAGCGGCAATGGTCCCTCGGGCTTCGGCGAGCTCGTTGAGGAGTTGGTCGCCGCCCTCGGTGAGGGTGCGTACGGCGATGGCCATGGCGTCGTGTTCGACCCGGACTCTGGCGGTGTTGGCGAGGATCTGGAGCAGCCGCGGTCGTGCATCCGCGTTTGTCGCGCCATCGGACGACGTAGCGGGATCGCCCCCCTGAGACCCGCTGTACGCCGTTTGGTGGACGGTTCCGTCAGTCGGACCCGTTGGGGCCGCTGCGGCCATCCTGGGACGGTTCCCGGGGTTGTGTGTCATCGCTCGGTCTCCGGTTCAGTCGTCGCGCCGACGAACTCAGTGCACGGCGCCTCAGTCCAGGCGATCGAGTCCTGACGGTTGGTGCCGGCGATGGTGGTCACGAGTCCTCCCGATCGTCCTTGTCACGCCGCAGCCACCCGAGGTGGTACGCGCAGCCGACGACGAACCAGATCCAGCTGGAACCGACGAGCCACCATCCAGCCCGCCAGTACGCGTAGCCGAGGATCTCCGCGACCAGGAAAGCCGCAGCCCACACGGCCCACGACGTTGCCGCGCGGACGTGCTGGGCCCGTGGTGTCCGGCCGGTCACGTCGCCACCTCGCCGCCGCTACCCACAAGCTCGGCCGCATCCCATTCCCCGAACACGGCGACGTACTCGGCCGCCACCGCCGCCGGTTTGCCCTGCCGCCCGACGATCTCGGCGGTGATCCGTTCCAGTCGGTCGTCGATGATCTCGACAAAGCCCAGGGCCAGGGCCATCCGCAGGTCCATGATGTCGCGCAGCAGCTCCAGGGTCAGGCGCGGCTGGTCGTCGAAGTCACCCGTCACGTTCACGCCTCGCCTTCGGTCGAGTGGCCGGTCCGGTCGGCCGCGGTGACCACGGTCAGCTCGCCGCGCGGCAGCACCACGGCGTCGTGGCCGGGGAACTCGCCGCGCAGGTAGTCCCGCAGACGCACGCGGTCGGCGGGGTTCAGCAGGCCCTCGGGCGTGAACGTGAGCACGTCGCCGGGCGCCAACGACAGCCGTCGCACCGCGGCCGCCGCGGCCCGCTCCCGCCGCTCCGGATGGTTGACCGCCCACGCCGCATCCAGCACCGTGTCGACGACGCGTTCGACGAACACTTTCTCGCCGGCGTACACCGGCCACCGGGCCATGAACGCCGCGAACCCGGCCTCGAACTCTTCGCCGTCGGGCTGGTCGGCGGCCAGGATCTCGACCAGGGTCGCCAGCCGGTCCCGTTCGGCGGACACGTCGACGAACGCGGCCTGGACGATCCGGACGCGCTCCAGGAGTTCGGCGACCGTCGGCGGTGACGTGTCGGCGTCGGGTAGACCCATGGGCTGCTCGGTTCTCGGGTCGTCCGGGTCACGTCCGAGGAGAATCACAGGGTTCATGCGGCGCTCGCCTGGGCCGCGGTGAGAACTCGGTGGGTGCTATGCGATGCGGGGAGCGCGCACGGCCGGTTGCCGGCATTGCGGTGTTGACACACGTCGGTGCCATCGGGCGCGTATTCGTGTTTGCCGGATCCATTCTTGGTCCGGTTGTCGGCACGGAGCCGTTCGAGTTGGTGTGGCAGATCCCCCTCGGCGGCGAGCTTGCGGACGAAGCCGGCGAGATTGGCGGGCGGCTTGTCGCGCTTCATGATCGCATCGACGAGTTGGCGGGCTTCACTTTGCGTAGCGCCACACGCTTCCATGATCGTTCGAATAACTCCGTTGTTCTGATCTCCGTCGCGAATGTTCGGCTGCTGCGTCTCCCGCGCTCCCGCGCGGGCCGCTGCTCCCTGCTCACTGCTCACTGCTAACTGCTCAGGGACGAGGGTCTCCGGAATCTTCCGGAGTGTCTCCGGAGTGTCTCCGGAGGATCTCGCGAATGTCTTGACCTGCCCTGATGGCCGTTCGGTCAAATCCTCCGGAGATCCTCCGGAATCCTCGCGAATGTCTCCGGAATTTGCACGAGGACTTCCGGAGACCCTCGCGAGATCCTCGCGAATGTCCGACTCGTCATCATCTGCGGTGTGGTCGAGGGGGCACGCCGGATGCTTCGGAACGCCCGGGTGGGACGGCCGCTGATGCTCCGTCCATGACACACAGTGAACATAGCGGCGGCGGCCGATCCGGAATCGGCACACCGGACCGGGATCACCGGCCGGCGTGCGGGCGGACATCAGGTCGAGCCACGCGTCGATGACGTCGGCGGTCACGTCGGCGTCGAGGGGGAACGCGTCGGCCTTGATGAGGTCCGTGTCGTCGACTCCGTAGCCGTGGTCATCGAGGTAGCCCCACAGAAGCACGAAGGCGTACCGGACCTCACGGGGCCACCGTGCGACGGTCCGGCTGGTGCGGAGTTCGGGTTTGATGCTGCGGATCCTGGCCACGGATCCCCTCCTTATATGTGGTGATGCCGGTGCGGTTAGACGATCGCCATGTCGGTGAAGCGCATGCAGTGAAGCTGGGAGGCGACGGTGATGGTGTCGGTCGCTCCATGGCGGTGCTTGGCGATGATGAAGTCCGCCTCGCCGGAGCGGGGCGATTCGCGGTCGTAGTAGTCCTCGCGGTAGAGCAGGATCACCGCGTCGGCGTCCTGCTCGATCGACCCGGATTCACGGAGGTCGGCGAGGCTGGGCCGTTTGTCGGTGCGGGCGTCGGCGGCCCGGTTGAGTTGGGACACCGCGACGAGCGGAACCTCAAGCTCCTTCGCCAGGAGTTTGAGCCCGCGGGAGAGTTCAGAGACCTCCTGTTGTCGGTTCTCCGGCTTCTTCGACGAGGTCATCAACTGCAAATAGTCGACGACAAGCAGGCCGAGACCGTGGCGCTGCTTGATTCGCCGGGCGCGGGTGCGCAACTGCACGAGGTTGACGTTGCTGTCGTCGATGTACAGCGGCGCGGCGTCGACCTCGGCGCCGGCGCGGGCCAACTGGGTCCAGTTGGCGTCGTTAACGTCGCCGTCCTGGATGAAGTGGTGGGGGATGCTGGTCTGGGCGGACAGGATCCGGTCCATCACCTCGTCCTTGCCCATCTCCAGGGTGACGAACATGCTGGGAACACCGTTGCGGATGGCGTTCACCCGGACGAAGTCGAGCCCGACGACGGTCTTGCCCATGCCCGGCCGGCCGGCTACGACGTAGAGCCGGCCGGGCTGGAGCCCGCCGGTGAGCCTGTCGAGGTCGGCGAATCCGGTGGTGATCCCCCGGAGTCCCTTTCGCTTGCCGGCCTGCTCGATCCGATCGAACGCATCGGCGAGGAGGTCGCCGGCCCGGGACGGCCCGGTGTCACTGTTGCTGGTGATGGCTTCGTGGACGGCCTGCCCGGCGCGGTCCTGGGCTTCACTGAGGGTGAGTGCGGGGCTGGTGGCGGCCTGGGCGACGGCGGCGGCCGCATTGGACAGCCGTAGGCGTCCGGCGCAGTCGGCGACGGTGCGCGCGTACCAGCTGGCGCTGCCGACGGTGGCGACGGCGGCCATGAGCTCATGGAGATACGGCGCGCCACCGATGCGGACGAGGTCGCTTGTGGTGAGGAGGTGGGCGACGATCGCAACCACGTCGGTGGGTTCACCGTTGGCGTACCTGCTGACGATGGCGCGGTAGATGGTGGCGTGGGTGGTGCGGTAGAAATCGTCGGCGTCAAGTCGGTCGGTGACGTCTTCGATGGCGTTGGTGGACATCAGCATGGCGCCGAGGACGATCTGCTCGGCACCGATGTCGAAGGTTGCGGCCGGCTGTGGTGCGGCCGACTGGTCGTCGGTCACCCGCATCAACCCCGCTCGCCGTGCTCGAAGCGCGCGGACCGAGCGGCGCGATATGCGCTGGTGGTGCGGGGATCGGCACGGATCCGGAAATCGAGGTATGTCGCAGTCAGGTCGACGAGCATCTTCTCGTAATCGTCACCTCGTGACAGTGGGTCGGTGAGACCCATGGCGGGGACCGATCCATACACCTGAAGGTCGTGGACCATCTCTCGATGGCCACCAATGACGCAGCGAGTGAGTATCGTCCGGCCATACGCTGCCCGGTCGAATCGCCAGTGGATGGATGCCCCCTCGTCGTCCGGTTCCGCGATGTCGCCGAGGAGCAGGATCCGAGGCTCTGGGATCTCCTCAAGGCGCGGCAGTTCGGCGTCGACCGGGGTGGCAGGCAGTCCGATCTCCGACGCGGCCCAGAGCAGGGTGGTGAAGTCTTTCGCGGACATCGCGCCCTTGACTTCGACCCAGCGTCCGAGTTTGGGCATCCAGAAGTCGGGCAGGTAGGGCGTGCGGTTGGGCCCGACAAGATAACCCTGCGGCTCGTAGTGCCACTCCAATCCGAGCGTGTCGAAGAAGACCGCCCACCGTGCCTCCAGCCGCGAGCGGAACCGGCACCCGGCGTAGTGGGTCTCGATGGCGTTGATGGCCGTCGGTTCGTCGATCGTCGTCATTCGTCACTCCGGGGGGTGTCGGTGGTAGCCTTGTCGTTATGGTAGACGGACATCTCATCATACGGCGCCCAGCATCGAAGCGGACATGCGCGGTCCGGCGTCGAGATGTGTGCGTTGAGACATCGACATCTGGCAGACTTGCCGATATGGCGAGGCGTCCGGTCGAGATGAGCGCTGCTCTGCGCGCTGTCGCCGACGCCCGCGCCGCCCTGGAACGTGCTGAGGCGGTCGTCATTTCGCGGCGCAAGGCTCTGCTTGATCGCATGGTCGAGGCGGCCCGCGAAGACGAGTCGATCGCTGACATTGCGCGCGTCGGAAGGTATGAGGCGGCACACGCGCGGCGTCTGGTCCGGGCGGCCGGCGTCGAGCCGAAGCAGCCGGGTCGGACACCTCCGCCCGGCTATCGGCGGCTCAAGGAATACGACTAGCCCGTTCACACCGCACGTCCCGCGAGGTCCTCAGCCTTGGCGTCGATCTCGCGTTCGGCGCAAATCTTGTGAAGCGGCCGACCCGAGCCCGGCTCACGCAGCAGCGCACCGCGACGGCAGATGCGGCACGGCGCCAGGTCGCCAACGCCGGCCGGCGTCCCGGCCGAACTCCAATCCAAATGCGCACTCACGTCCGACTCCTCGCCGCGGCCCGCACCCGGCACACGGTCCGTCGGGTGACTCCGAAGCGTCGTGCGATCGACGACGCGTGCTCGCCGGCCCAACTGGCGGCCACGATCTGGGCGTTGCGTTCGGCCCGGTAGATCTCGCAGAAGGTCATCGCCCTACTCCTTCCGCGAACTTGGTCATGACCTCGGCCTTGCGGGCGGCGACGTCGGCCGCGGTGACGACCCGCATCCGGGGCTTGGCCGGCACCCGGGCGCGCGGCCGGCGTGGTTTGGGTTCGGCGGCCGGTAGCGGCAGCGACTCCATCCACACGAGCCGCGCGGCGGTGCGCAGGTAGGTCCGCTGGTCGGCGGACAGCGGCAGCGGGGTCATCGCCATAGCTGCCACCAGCGGACCCGGCTCGGGCACTTCGGGTCGTCGCACGGTTCGTCGATGGCGCGCACGCACAGTTCGCATTCGGCGTGCTCGCAGTCCGCGGCGCACTGGTCGACGTCGTCGAGGTTGTCGTAGCGCAGCCCGCAGATGGTCTCGTAGGGGTCGCAGCAGTAGTAGTGGTCGACGTCGTCGTCGGTGTCGGCGGCGGTCACGTCGGGCCGTTCGAGGGTCGTGGTGCTCATCGCGGCGGACCGCCTTCCTGTTTGGGGTGTGCTCATGTTGGGCCGCAGGCGCCTGACGGGGGGCACGCGCCTGCGGCGGCTCCAACTACGCGGCGACGACGTGGTTGACGATGTCGCCGACGGTCTGCCACGCCTGGTACGTCTCGTCGGTGACCGGCACCTTGAACGTCTCATCGACGGCAACAGCGATCTCGACCATGGCGAGCGAGTCGATGTCCAGGTCGTCGACGAGCCGCTTGTCTTCGGCGATGTCGGACGGGTTGACGCCGGCGCACTCCTCGAGGAGTTCGGCTATGGCGGTGACGATCTCGGTGCGTTGCATGGTGGCCATGGGTCAGCCCTCGCTCTTCTTGGTCTTCGGTGTCCGGGAGAACACACCCTTGAGCAGGAGGACGAGTAGGACCGCACGCCAGTAGCCGAGCGTCGGCAGCTGGTGGATCCAGTCATGGCGGATGATGCCGACGGCGAGCATCACCCATAGGCCGCCGAATAGCGACGCGACGGCTTCGGTGATGAGTGCGATGAAGAAGTCGGCGACGGCGGTACGCGCCGCCTCCCTCCGCCGCTTGGTGCGGAGAAAGTCGTCGATGTCGCGGGCGGTGAGGGTCGTCACGGGTTTGGTCCCTGTCTCGTAGTGGTTGGGTGCTGGTGTTGGCCATTCAGGGTGCGACGGTCTCCGGCGTCTTCGTGGCGTGCATGCCGTCCCCCGGCTGCCCGCCGGAGTCCGCCGCACCGGTCCTGCACACGGGGCAGCGGTGCTTGTCGTTGCACCGGCCCCACCCGGCGGCTTTTGCGGCCTTCCGGGCTTCGCGGATGGTGGCCTTCAATGAGTCGGGACAGGTCCGTCCGCAGCGCTGGCAGACGATGTACATGCGCCGGGGCTCGACGGCGGTCGCGGCGACGTAGCGGATCATCGGGTTTGCCGCCATTCGGACGCCTGCTCGCATGTGACAAAGTGCGACGTCCGGAGTCCGGTCTTGCCGAACGTCTCAGCCGTTTTGAGGACGACGGCGAGCGGTGTCTGGCCGGGCCGTTCGCGTAGGCGCACGTTCCCTCCGGTGGCCGGTTCGGCGTTGACGGGCATCCGCTTGCCGTTCTCGGTTTCGGCCCAGATGATCGGCGCCGGACAGGAGCGGCAGGTGGTCGTCTCGAACTCACCCATGGCCGGCCGCCTTGTCGTCTTTCGACGACCCGAGGCTGAGCCGCAGGTCGCACAGCAGTGCCGCGACCCGGCCGGGGCAACTGAACGCGTCGAACCGCTGCGTCTGCCCGTAGGCGGCGTTGAGGCGACGTTCGAGGTGCAACACCTTGTCCTTGAGCTGCCGGACCTCGGCTTCGAGGTCCAGCTCGCGGCCGGATCGGGCCGGCAGGTCGTGGCGGGCGAGCGTCGAGGTGGCCATCACGCGGTCACCTCAACGAGGTAGCTGACCGGCTTGCCGATCGACTCCGCGTAGGCGATCTCACTGCGGGTCGACTCCCCGTAGTAGCCGGACTCGTCGCTCACAACGAGTACGCGGTCAGCAAGATCGATCTTGCGCTTGTGTAGCTCGTCGAGCGCGACCTTCTCGGCCGAGTCGTGGCCGACGCCTTCACCGTGGCCGTGCTCGGCCTTGGCGTGCGGGTAGAACCCGACCGACAGCACGATCGCGCCGGCCATGGTCAGGTCGTAGTTGGCCTGCTGGAACTGGTCGTAGAACCGCGTCGACCCGCACAGCACGACGATCTCGGGCCGTGGGCCGCCGAAGTCGCGGACCAGGTCGTGATGCTCGTGGCACTCGTTGGAGTAGTGGGGGAAGCCCATCAGAACTCCAGCAGGTCGTCGTCGTTGACCGGCTCGACCTTGGCGGCGACCGGTGCCCGCTCCTCGTCTTCGCTGAGCCGGATCGGCATGATCGCCCCGTCGAAGCGCTTCCCGATTACGACCCGCACCGCCTTGCCCGGTCCGGAGAACGACATCGCGAGCGGCCCGCGTTGGCGGACCT